GCCTACGGCGGTGGCGGCGGCGGCGGCGGTGCCAGCGTCAACGGATTCAACAGCGGCGCGGGCGGCAACGGCGGCGACGGTGTTGTCCGCATCACGGTCTGGTACTGAGGAGCAAGCATGGGCGCAAACGCTACATCTCTCGCGATCCTCGACGCGCAAGGCCGCGTCGTGACGTTCGTCCGGCCTGACGTCCCCGCAGGCTGGCAACCGCCGGAAGGCTGCACCGCCGTCCCCGACGATGAACTGCCGGCCGGCTGGCAGCACGCGCCAGACAACTCCCCCGTGCCGCAATCCATCTCCGCCCGCCAGATCCGCCTGTGGCTGGTTCGCCACGGCGTGAGCCTCGCGATGGTCGAGGCCGCTATCGACGGCATCGCCGACGCGGTGACGCGCGAGAGCGTCCGCGTCGAATGGGAGTACGCCCCGCACGTCGAGCGAACCCACGCATGGCTCGTGCCGATGGCACAGGCCCTCGGGCTCACGGCAGCCCAGGTCGATGCGGCGTTCCGCGAGGCCGTGACGCTGTGACGCCCCCCACCCCTGCCGCCGTGCTCCTGGCCGCCGGCCGCTGCTGCGGACGGCGGTGCGTGCTGTGCCCGTATACGCCGAGGTGGGTGGCGGGGGCTGTGCAGGTGAAGTGATGCCAGCACGCATCGAGCGATGGAGGCCGCCTGTCCACCTGAAGGCCCGGCCTGCGAAGGAACGGGCACACTACACGTCGAAGGACTGGCGAGCGAGACGGAAGGCGATCCTCATCCGCGACGCGTACCGATGCCGCAGCTGCTCGCTCGTGTGCTACGGGCCGGCGGCCCACGTCGATCACATCGTGCCGCTCGAGGAGGGCGGGGCCGATGACGAGGGCAACCTCCAGGTGCTGTGCGAGTCGTGCCACGGCAGGAAGACTCGGGCGGAGCAGCGGAGGCGGGGCGTGTTGTGATACCGAAAAACATGCGTTTTCGCCGCGAATAGCCGTGTTTTTGTGTTACACTTACAGAAGTAACGGTCAAAATGTGTGTTTTTGCCGCAAAAACGGCTGTTATTTGTTTGACGGGGGTGGGTTGTAACAAAAATGGGTGTTACAATCCTGAGCCCCACGCGACCTCTACGCGAGTTTCTGTCGGGTAACCAAAAATCAGCCAAGGTGTGAAGATGGGAAGACGCGGTCCGATGCCCGATCCAAGCTCTGAGCGGTCCGCCAACGGCCGCAACACGCTCGCCCGTGTCACGGTCGAGGCCGAGTTCGTCTCGCCTCCTGACCACGTCCAGGCCCGTCCTCTGGCGGCCGCCTTCTGGGAGATGCACGCCCCGACGCTCGCGGCCGAGGGCCGGCTCCGCCAGGTCCACGCCGAGGTCTTCGGCCAGCTGTGCCACCTCCACGCCGACATCCGCGGGCTCGCCGAGCAGATCGACCGCGAGGGCTGGATCACGGCGACCGACAAGGGGCAGGCGGTCTCGCCGGTGGCGAAGCTGCTACGTGACTCGCGAAGGGACTTCGTCATACTGGCGGCGAAGTTCGGCCTGACGGCTGCCGACGAGGCCCGCCTGCCAACGGTGAAACACGACGATGAGCAAGACTCCGAAGAATCCGCGTTCCGAGAGTTCACCGGGTGACGATCGGCCCGAGGCCTGCCCGGGGTTCACGTTCGACCTCGAGGCCGCCGAGCGGCCCGTCCGGTTCATCGAGCAGTTCTGCCGGGTGCCGTCCCCGACCGGAGGACCGACCCAGCCGATGCGGCTGATCGACTGGCAACGCGACCGCGTCGTGAAACCGCTGTTCGGATGGAAGCGGCCGGACGGCCGGCTCCGCTACCGGCGGGCCGGGATCTTCTGCCCGAAGAAGCAGGGGAAGAGTTTCCTCATGGCCGCCCTGGCCGAGTACCTCCTGACGGCCCACTTCCCCTTGGCCGACGTCTACCCGGCGGCTGTGGATCGCGAGCAGGCCCGCATCATCTACCGGATGCTGAAGCGATCGGTCGAGGCCTCGCCGATCCTGTCGAAGCGGCTGGAGGTCGTGGACTCCAAGAGCATCATCCGGAACCGCGAGCACGGGAACGTGCTGCGGTGCCTGTCGGCCGACGCCTGGCGGAACGAAGGCCTGAACGGCTCCGTCATCATCGACGAGATCCACGCCCACCGCTCCGACGAGCTGGTCGCGGCCCTGACCTACGCGACCCGGGCCACGCCCAACGGCCTCGTGCTCGCGATCTCGACGGCCGGGGACAACAAGAACGGCGTCGGCTACCAGTGGTGGAAGGACGCCCAGCTCGTCAGCCGCGAGCACGGCGGCGACCCGGCCGCCAATCCGAGCTTCTACGGCCTGATCTACGCGGCCGATCCGGAGGATGACTTCTCCGACCCGGCGGTGTGGCGGAAGGCGAACCCGTCGATGGGGATCACGTTCTCCGAGGAGGAGTTCGCGGCCGACTACCAGGATGCGACCACCGATCCGCGGAAGTTCTCGCGGTGGCTGCGGTACTCGCTCAACGTCTGGGCCGACGGCCGAGACGAGCAGTGGTTCAAGGGCGACGCGTTCGCCAACTGCCGCCGGCCCCCACCCGAGGCCCTCGCCGGCCGGCCGTGCGTGGTCGGCGTCGACCTGGCGAGCAACCTCGACATGACGGCGGCGTGTTTCCTGTTCCAGGCGGCCGACGGATCGTATGACGCTGTGATGCGGTACTGGGTGCCGGAGGAGACGGTGGCCGAGCGGGAACGGAAGGACCGCATCCCCTACTCGACCTGGATCCGCGAGGGCTGGCTCACGGTGACGCCGGGGGCGCGGCTCGACCACGAGCACGTGGCCCGCGACATCCTGGCGTTCGGGAAGGACCACCAGATCCTCCAGGTCGGGGCGGACCCCTGGCAAGTCGGCCCGCTCGCGACGTTCCTCCAACGCGAGAACGTCGAGGTGAAGGCGGTGGCTCAGTCGACGGCGCGTCTCAACGCCCCTTGCAAGATGCTCGAGGGCCTGGTCGTCGAGGGGAAGTTCCGATACGAGAGCCCGATCCTGCTCTGGAACGCGAACCACTGCCTCGTCTACACGGACACGACGGGCATGATCAAGCCAGACAAGGCCAAGAGCACCGAGAAGATCGACGGCCTGTCGGCCGCCTCCAACGCGTTCGCCATGGCGATCGAGAAGGCCGACGACCTCGCGGACCGGCCCTACGACGGCCCGCTCCTGCAGCCGCTCTGGTGACGCGGCTATAGGGCAAATCGGTGGCGGTTTGGAAGGATGCCGCCATGCCACGCGCCAAGCCCCCGGCCTCCAGGCGGTCGCCGCCGAATCCGTCGACGAAGCGGCCCGCCTCGCGGCGGTCCCGGGCATCCACGCGCGCCACGATCGCGGACAGCACGCTCCTTGACCCGCTCGCCTGGGGCTCCGTCTCTCAGCGGCGGGTCCACCCCGAGCTCGCCGTCCGGGTGTCGAGCGTCTTCAGCGTCTGCCGGTTCATCGCCCAGTCGATCGGGTGCATGTCGCCCCGGCTGAAGGTGCGGCTGGCGGGCAAAACGCTCGACGCGGTCCAGGGCTTCGGCGATCCGGCCGCGAGCGTCTACCGGCAGGCGGTCCACGCCCTGCGGGTGCGGCCGAACCCGTGGCAGTCGCCCTTCGACTTCTGGACCCTCCAGGGCTTCTGGACCGCCCTCCACGGCGGCGGCTTCGCCCGCGTCGTTCCCGGCAACCGGGGGGCGATGACCCACCTGATCCCGCTCCACCCGCGGCGGATGCGGACGAAGCAGCTCGCCGACTACTCGCTCGCCTACGAATGGTTCGACGAGCGTGGGAAGTGGATGCCGCTCCAGCAGAGTGAGGTCCTCCACTTCCGCTGGCTGGGCGACAACGGGATCACGGGCACGCCCCCGACGGACACGCTCGCGACGGCGATCACGATCGCCCGGGAGCTCGACGGCGCAGCCCTCACGCTCTGGAAGAAGGGGGCGCGGCCCGACTTCGTCATCGAGACCGACAAGCGGATGGACGACACGACCATGGCCCGCTACCGGTCGGAGTTCCGCGAGATGTACGGCGGGGATAACCGCGGCACGCCGGCGGTCATGATCCCGGGCCACAAGCTCGTGCCCATGCAGTCGAACACGATGGAGCAGAGCCAGTTCCAGCAGCTCCGCGAATCCATCCTGCCCGAGGTGTGCAGCCACTGGGGCGTGCCGGCCTCGCTCGTCGGGGACGCGAAGGCACAGCGGTACGGCTCGCCCGAGGCCGACAACCTCCAGGCCCAGGTCTGGTGCCTGCTGCCGTGGCAGAAGCGGTTCGAGGGTGCTGTCAACCTCTGGCTGGCCGACACCTACGGCGAGGGCACGTTCTTTCAGCTCGACAACCGGGCGCTGCTCCGCGGCGATTCGGTCGCCCGGGCAAACCTGTACCGGGCGCTGTTCGCCATGTCGGCCATCACGCCGAACGAGATCCGCGAGCTCGAGGACTTCCCGCTGCTCGAGGAGCCGGAGGCCGACAAGACGTTCCTGCAGCTGGGCTTCTCGACGCTGGAGATGGCGGCGAACCAGGCCCAGAAGGGGGCAGCCGGGGCCGTGGCTGGGTCGGCCGCTGGCGATGCCGCCGGCCAGGGCGAGAGCGTGCCGTCGGCGGGCGGGTTCACGCTCGGGCAGCGCGTCTACTGGACCGACGGCGACGGCGTGATCGAGCACTTGATGACGTCCGGGACACTGGGAATCGATGGCTCGCCGTTCGCGATCGAGGCCACGCCCGACGATCCGGCGGCCCTGATCCGCGTCTACCAGGGCGACCAGCCGACCGAGTTCACGGTCGGAAAGCGGGTGGCCGAACTGTCTGCCGCGCCGATGACTGCCGACTCCACGGGGGGCAACCCATGACCAGCACGATCGAACGCCGCTACCTCCTGACCGCCGACTACCCCGAGGCGATCACCGTCCAGAC